TCATCCCATGTGCCGCTCTCGGTGTCGGAAGAAGTGTTATCGCATCCCTTAGTTTTATCCCAAACTTCTCTCCTTTCTTGTTCTCCCGATAAAAACTGCCGTCCTTGAACTTTGCATCCTTTATCGTCCCTCCCTCGATATCCGATGCTCTTGGTGTCGGTAATAGAGAATTGAACATCTCTTGAGTCTTTGGATTTACTGCCTCCCTTAGATTCGATAGAGATGTCCTTCCTTTCCTCGCTCCCTCCATTTGTTTCTTGAGTGCTTCGGGACTCCTCTGTCCTAAATGATCCATTGTCGTTGGAGTCGGCAACATCTCCCGATCTATTACTGCTCGAAGAGGAGTTCCCCCCTGTTTGAATTGTGCTTTGCGATCTGGATCTGACGCTAGTGGAGTGGGCAACATCTGATCCTTTGCTGTCCACTCTTTGCTCTGAATTGTTGTCATCTCCTTGTCGAATTTTATTGTCTTCAAATGTGGCTTTATCTCCTTCCAATTTTCTATCGATGGATAACTGAACCCTGCTTTGTCCCTGCGAAACCAATGTTCTATCGTTGTCTTCTTGATTGTTGTTTTTTCTGATAATTCTTTGATTGTTATCTGTTCCCTCAGATAGTTCACAAACTCCTCCTGTTTTGGTAGTAGAGGTCTTTCCTCCATTTGATGGTCTTGATAAATTTTCATTAGTTCTGGATTCTCTAATATCATTTCCATCATTACTTTGTCGCTCAAAGTTTTTTGTATTGGCTGACCACTCGCTCTGTGAGTTTTCCCTTGCAACAATTTTGTTGCGTGTTTCATACTCCCTTCTTTCCCGTCCATAGTTGTCGGTGTCGGCAATTTTTCCAACCAACCACCATCTGTCCCTCTGATGGGCAGCTCCAATAAGGCTCGCTGGAAAAGTTGCCCATTCTGCATCGTACCCTGCCTCGTAAAGCTCTGCGAGAACAATGTCCAATCCGTTATTAAGGATCGCTGATACGTTCTCCAAGATGACGTATTTTGGTCGAACCATGCGTATGACTCTGATGAGTTCGTAGAAGAGACCAGACCTTGTAGTCTGCGTGATGCCTTTTTGTCTACCTGCAACTGAGATATCTTGGCAGGGGAATCCTCCTGATATGATGTCGTATTGAAAAGGTTTTGCTGTGAATGTTGTGATGTCATCGTAGATAGGAATGTTAGGAAAGTTTTTTGATAGAATTTTTTGACAGAAAGGATCAATTTCTACAAAACCTGTTGTTTCGATACCTGGATCTATCAGATATTTTGAAGCGTAACTGAAACCGCCAATCCCTGCAAATGTGTCAAGCATTTTTAAAGTCATAACTTAATACTATTGGGATCTACATAAATATTATTAGCTTTAACAGTATTCACATAATTACAAATAAAAGCTCTGTCCCAAGGATGTGCAAACATCTCCAAAAATTTACCTTTTATACCACTCTGATATCTAAAATTATATTTAATACTTTTTTGTTCAATTTTATCCCAAATTTCTTTTCCAATTTTTACTTTTTGCTCTCCTTCTTTTAATACACGTTCACTTCCTAATTGATAATGCAAATCGCCATTCTCATATTGTTGAAGCATTTTATAGCATTCAAAATTATTAGATAAGCAAAATATTTTTGCGATAGCTTCTTTTTGAAATAAATTTAAATTTGATGCATTTTTCCTACCTTTACTAAATTGTGAAGCTTTATATCTAGAAACAGTTTTTTGTTTCCTTGATTCAAAAACTCTATAAGCCCATCCCTTTTTATAACCTAATATTTTTGCAACCATTTCTAATTCTTCCAAAGTTTTTGCTGATCCTATAAGTATTCTTTGTTGTTGTTTCTCCGTTTCTGCTTGTTCTTTTCTCTTGAGTTCCTCTAATTCGCCTTCTTCTTGCTTAATAAATCTTTCTCTGTTTTCTGCTTGATAACCACAAACAGGACAAACTGGTGTCGGTTTATAAGTAGCAAAACATTTCTTGCAAGTTTCTACATGAGGTGCGACTTCTCCTTTTTTCTTTTTCTTTTTCTGTGAATGTAATGACCATTCTCTTTTATCATCTACAAAACCATGTGTTCTTGTGCTATTAACATGATCTAAAATTATGGCTGTTTTCCCTTCTTTTGGTCTAAGAACTCTTCCTACTTGTTGTAAATATAACCCCTCAGACTTTGTTGGTCTAAGGAGAATTGCTGCTGATACATCTGGAACATCTGTACCTTCTGATATGACATCAACAGATGTAAGAATTTGTATTTTTCCATTTCCAAGTCCTTTAATTGCCTTATCACGATCATCAACCTTCATCTCGCCATGAACTATAGCAGCTTTATAACCTGCATCTTTAAATTTATTACAAACATCAGTTGCGTGTTTTATAGAAATACAAAAAGCAATTGCAGGTAAACCATCAGCGTGTTTTTTATATTGTTGAACTGCATCGCCAATAATATCCGCACTATCTATTTGTTTTTCTAATTCTTTTTTCTGATAATCCCCACCTAAAGTTTTTACTTTATCTAAATTTATTTTTAAGGGAGGTGCGAATACTTTATATGGTGCAAGATATTTATCCTTGATTAATTTTGCTACTCCAGGCCCTTTAACTAAATCATCAAAATAGTCAGCTAATCCTCTGCCATCAAGTCTTATAGGTGTTGCGGTGCATCCTATTTTATAAGCATCTTTAAAATGCTCTATTATTTTTCTCCAACTACCTGCTGCTGCATGATGAGCTTCATCAATAATTATATAGTGGGGATTAAATGTATTTGTTACAAGTCTCCTTACTAAAGTTTGCACCGAAGCTATTTGTATATTATTTTGTGAAGACGCATATTTTGCAGCGATTACACCATGATTAAGTCCAATATTTTTTAATTTTTTGGATGCTTGATCTATTAGTTCTCTTCGATGAACAAGAATTAAAACATTTTTTTCGTTTTGAGATATTGCTTTAGATATTGCAGCAAAAACAAC